CCGATTAACATTAAAAACACTAATTACAATGGCGAGGTGCTTGAACAGCTCCTCACTGTAGCGACAACTAACAACGAGATTGTTAGTAAGGGCCTTATTCACGTGATACCTAACGTGTCAAAGAAGATCTCCATTCCACGTCTGCGAACAAACAAAATGCTTCAGAAGAGTAAGGAAGATCCTCAAGTAAGTGATGCCAAGGGCGGCTTTGATTATTCAGAAAAGGCTCTTGATCCTGTAGACTTCATGGCGTTTGCCGTCTTCAATCCTCGTACGTTTGAGAACGTTTGGCGCCCATTCCAACCGAAGGGTGATCTTGTCTTTGCTGAGCTTCCTCCAAATGTACAGAATCAACTGCTTGACGCGCTTTCAAAGCAAGTACAATTCGAGCTCGGTTTCCACTATGTGAACGGTGAGGCAGGTAGCGATGACGATCATTTGTTTAATGGTATCTTGACACAAGCTGTCAAGGATACGGATGTCGTTGTGGTCAAGACAGAAGCAACGAAGATGCTCGAACGTTTGGCTGCAATTCGCAAGGCCATTCCTGTTGCCATTCGGGAGAACCCGAATTTACGAATCTTGATGAGCGTAAACGACTTTGATAGGTACGACGAAGAGCTGACCTCACGCGAGAATAAGAATCGTGATGAGACTACGCGCAATATCAAGCGGTACAAGGACATTCAGATAGAGACACTCGCAGCCTGGCCGGATGACCTTATCGTGGTGACGCTGTGCAGTCCGGACGCCATGACGTCTAACTTGTTCGCAGCCGTGAACTTGCAAGACGATGAGCATGTCATCAAAATTGACCGCGTAAGTAACATGAGTGAGCTCTATTTCTTCAAAATGTTGATGAAGGCTGATACAAACATCGCATTTGGTGAAGAATTTATCGTGCTCGACAAACGCAAAACGCCAAAGTTCCTTCCGCGCGGCTAAAAAAAGTACAAATATTACATAACTATTTAATACAATAAAAAATGGGAAAGACTAATAAGACAGAAGAAAAAGAGGGAAAGGTAACCATCAAGGTAACGGAAGATTTCCTCGACAAGTTTGACAACACTATCCGCCACGATGTCGGCAACGTGCTGGAGTTTGATGCAGCCCGCGCTGAGGACGTCGTGAATCGTGGCCTTGCAGAGTATGTAGAACCTGAACTGCCACAAGGCTAATGAGCAATCCTGTGAAATTCCTTGTAATCCACTGCACGGCAACCCCGGAGGGGCGTGAGGTAAGCTCGGCGGAAATCCGCCGGTGGCATACTTCGCCCCCACCTGCGGGGCGTGGTTGGCAGCAGGTGGGTTACACGGATATGGTGCACCTTGACGGCCGCATAGAGCGTTTGGTGGATAACAACGAGGATGCGCAGGTAGATTCGTGGGAGTTGACAAATGGTGCTGCGGGCTATAACGGTGTGAGCAGGCACGTCGTGTACGTGGGTGGCTGTGATAAGGCCATGCAGCCGAAGGACACGCGGACGGCCGCACAGCGCGAGGCTCTAAAACACTATGTGCAGGACTTCCATCGTCGGTTCCCTCAAGTGCGCATTGTTGGTCACCATGATCTGAATTCAGGTAAGGCTTGCCCGAGCTTCGATGTGTCGGCTTGGCTACGTGAGATAGGCATCAGGCAAGTTTAATCATCAATGATGTAAAAGACAATGGCAGATACTATATTACAGATTCTGCAATGGGCAATTCCGTCTGGCAGCATCGGTGCTGCCATTGCCTGGGCAACCAATCGCCGGCTACGAACGGTGGAGGAAAAGAAAAAAGTAGAAGATACTTATAAGCAAATGTACGATATGGTGAGTGCTGAACTTGTAAGTGTCAGACAACAAAATCAAGCAAATTATGAGAAAATTGAAGAATTACAGAGTGAGAATGGAAAAACTCGGCGCGCGCTTCTCCGCTTGTCGAGGGCTATCGAGGCTATACAATTGTGTCCTCATCGGGCTGCTTGCCCTGTCAGCAGTGAGTTGTCGCTCGACGAAGACGCTGATGAAGGAAAAACACGTCGAGCGAAGTCAAATAGAGCAAGCAGACAGCGAAGTGGTGAGCATCAGCGAAACTCGGATTCAACCAGTGAAAGTGCCAATGTCGGCAGTGAGCCTGAGGCTCAATCTTGATAGTCTACGGCTACTTCCATCCGGAGCGGGTTACACAGCACGACAGGGACAGGCACATGTGAGAGTGAGTCGCCATCCGGCAACAGACCGAGAACCTGCACGGATTATTGTTGAAGCAGGCTGCGATAGCCTTGAGCTCGTTTGTATGCACCTTACTCAGACGGTCAGCGTTCTGAAAAAACGCCTTGCCCGTCAGCAGTACAAGAGCGAGTTACAGCGCCAAGAGATTAAAGAGCAGTCTTCTTTTAGCTGTATTCGAATAGCGTTAAAGTATCTATTAATTGGTATTGCTCTGGGATTTCTCTTATCAAGAATCAAAACAATCATTTCATTTATAAAACGAAAAATTCATGGCAAATAAAGATTTTTTGTACGGCCTTAGCAAAATGACTTTTGCGGGCAAAACCGTCGGTTACATTGAGAAAGATAGCTTTGAGTGGAACGGCAAAGCACCTGAAAGTGTAGAAGTTGAAGCAGAGCAGGTTCCGGACGCTCCCGTCCTGACGTTGGTGCAGAAGAATGGTACTGTTGAGCCTAAATTCAACATGATACAACTTAACTACGAAAACATGGCCGCAATGCTCGGTGGTAAGGCAACAGCCACAGGTTGGGAGGCTCCAACAAGCTTATTGCAACTTAGCGGCGAGTGTATTATCGACACGCCGAGCGGTAAGCGTATCAAGATTCCTAATGCGGTACTACTCTCTAATCTTGATGGCAAGCTGACGCTGAACGAGGTGTCTAAGATTGCTTGTCAACTGAAGGTAATGAAGCCTGCAGATGGCAGCGCGCCTTACTCTATCACTGATATCAGTGCGGGCTAAAAGAAGTAGGTTATGGATGAAAGAAAAATCCAACAGGAGGCATCGGAGGCTCTGCTTGATGTGGGGGTTTCGGTGCCTTTGAAGCCTATCCGGATACCCTTTCGGGAGAAACGACTATTGTTAAGGATGACGATGCGGCGGCCTCGGCTGAGCACGCAAATTAAGATAGCTCGTCTCTACCTGAGTCTGGGCGTCTCTTATTCAGAGTTAGAAGCACTTGATAAAGATGCACAGATGCGCTTTATTGCAAAACATGGGAAGACCATTTCGGAAATGGTGGCTTTAACGATGTGTGGCAAATGGTGGAAGCCTATGTGGCTTGTGTCCTGGATACTGAGGCATTGGGTAGACAATCTCTACCTGCAGGTGGCAATGATGAAATTTGTCTTGCTGCTGGGTACAGAAAGTTTTATGAATATTATCAGATCAGCCGAGATGACGAATCCGATGAAGCTGAGACTGAGCCAAGGAAAGAAGGGGAGTTAGCAACCAAATATGAAGGAAGTCATAGCCCCTTTGGCCTGATTTGGCAAATCGCTAATGCAACGGGCTGGAGTAGAGAATATATACTTAACGGGGTAAACTATCAGACGTTAATATTGATGCTGGCAGATGCCCCGCGCTATATCAGGAAGACGGAAGCAAGGAAACCAGAAGAAAGAGACACAGACGATGTCGCCGATTTTTTCCAAAGTAATCTTCAAGCATAAAGTTCAAAGGTAAATGAAGGCAGTAGAAATCGAGTTTTTAATGAAAGGCAATCTTAAGCAAGGCCTACAGGACGTGGGCGGTGAAGCAGATGTGCTTGACAACAGACTACGTGGTTTGCGCAATACAATTGGTGGAATCTTCGCTGTTGATAAGAGTACAGAATTTGTTAAGAAAATCATTGATGTGCGTGGAGAAGTTGAAAGCCTTCAAATTTCCTTTGAAACTTTGGCCGGTAAGACTAAAGGAGATCAACTCTTCGGCGACATCAAGGAGTTTGCTACCAACACTCCAATGATGATGAATGACCTTGCTAAGGGTGCGCAGACGTTGTTAGGCTTCAATATCGAGGCTGAGAAAGTAATGCCTATCCTTCATCAGATTGGCGATATTGCTATGGGGGACTCGCAGAAATTCAACTCCCTCGTACTTGCCTTTGCTCAGATGAACTCTACAGGTAAGCTTATGGGGCAGGATCTTCTGCAGATGATTAATGCGGGCTTCAACCCGCTTGTTGTCATAGCTGAAAAGACCGGCAAAAGCATGAGCACATTAAAGCAGGAAATGTCAGATGGTAAGATAAGTGTCGAGATGGTTGCAGGCGCTTTTGCCTCCGCGACAAGTGAGGGTGGTAAGTTTCATGGTATGCTCGAAAGGCAGAGCAAGGGAATGAAAGGTGATATCAGTAACCTCGAAGGCGCCTGGCAGGATGCAATGAATGCCATGGGCGAAAGTAGTGAGGGCTTCTTAATGAAGGGTATCGATCTTGCAACGGTAGCTGTTAAGAATTACGACAAGTTGGGCAAGGCGCTGTTTACGGTTGTAGCTGCATACGGAGAATACAAGGGTACGTTGATGGCCGTACAGGCATTGCAGAATGTTATTGCTCAACAGAAGAGTGTGATTGAAGCAGACCGTGTAAATGAATTACAAGAACTCATTGGCAAGTATAAAGAGACTCTGAATGCTGATACCATCAATAATGACACTTCTGCGACACAGGCGAATAGTGTTGCAAAGATGGAAAATAAGACAGCTATTGATGCAGAGATCGCTGCTATAGAGAATGAACTGCGTGCAAAGTTGGCTGCTACAGACGCGAACTATAACGATGCGACAAGTCAAGCAGCAGCTGCTGCTTTACGAGCTAATGCGGCAAACGAGGCGGTTGCTGCAGCACAAGAACAGTATGAGGCTATATTACAGTCAGGTTCTGCAGAAGCTATTGAGGCTGCAGAAACAGAACTCAATACTGCTGCCTCTGAGGCTAATTCTGCAGCACGAAATTTGCAGACGTCACGTACGAATGTTGCAACAGCAGCTACAGCCAGAGAAACGGCGGCCACTCGTTTGTCTACTTTCCAAACGCAAGTAGATACTATACAGAAGAATGCTAATACACGTGCTACCGGTCTTTGGGCTGCAGCTACCCGTATGGCTACGACAGCTATGCAGAGTTTGAAAGCAGCCTTTATGTCTAATCCCTTTGGTATGGCTCTCGTGGCAATCACCTCAATAATAGGACTTCTGTCTATGTTCTCATCGGAGACAGAACAAGCAGCTGACGCTACTGCCAGATTCCGCGAGAAAGTTATGCAGGAACAATCGCAATTGGATACTTTCTACGCAACTCTCTCGAACGTGGAGAAAGGCTCTAAAAGCTACAAGACAGCCCTTGATGGTATTAATTCAATAGCAAAGGAATACAATACCCGGCAGCTATCACTCAATGATACGTTGGCTGAACAGAAAAAGAAATACGAGCAGCTGACGGAGGCTATTCGCCAGCAAGCTGCAGAGAGAACGCTTGCCGAAGCTGCTGCCAAGGCTAATGAGGATGCCATGAAGGCTGAAAAAGATGCTATGGACGGACTTCTTGAAAAAGCAAAAGATGCAACGTACAAGGAGATACGTGAAGCGATTGAAACAACGCCAGAAGGCGTTGCAATTAAGATTAGCAAGAGCGTTGACGTCTCAAGTGAAAAGCTGCGTCAGGTTACATCTGCAACTTGGAATATGATTTCAACAGAGATCATGAACCACGCTGAGGATATATCGGCTGCTTTTTCAAAGTCTCAGGAAGATGGGATCAAGGCTGTTGAAGAAGAGGTTCGTACAATAGAAAGTATTTTGCAATCATTAGGGGTAACAGACAAGGAAATTGAGGCTTTTCATGATAATTTGTATGATTATGTGAATACCTCTGCACAAGGTTTTAGTGAATCCTACAACGAACTTGAACGAACTAAAGCGCAGTTGGAGGGCATTGCAAGTGCAACACTTGATACAAAGAATACGACCAACGAGGCTATTGATCAAATGAATTATGAGCAGCTGGTCGCGAAACTGCAAAGTGTTCAGGCAGAAATTGATAATATCAATTCAAAGGAAGTAAAGGTTGCAACCGATAATACCCATTTGCAAGAATTGAAACATTTACTTGTGGACATCAATAAACTTTTGCCTAAAACACTTACCACAGGCTCTGATGCAGATCTTGAAAAACGTTTACAAGAGCTGAAGAAAAAACGAGAGTCGGAAGTATACAACTCCAACGCCTGGAAAAATTATAATAATCAGATAAGGGTGCTCTCTGCTAAACTCTCGTCTCATAAAAGCAATTATGCAGAAAGCTCTCAAAAGAAAGGAGGAAAGCAAGGACAAGAAAAGGATAATCTTGCGCGTCAACAGGCGCAGTATCTCAAAACACTTGCAGAGCAGCAGGAAGAACGTAAGCGTGTGGTACGAGATATGGAATTGGAGACAAAGCAGGCACAGATAGATGCCATGCAGGAAGGTTCCAAGAAAACGCTCGAACAGATACAGCTTGACTTTGATAAAGAAAAGGAAAAGATAAAGCGCAAATACGAAGACTTAAAGAAAGGCAAGATTGAAGCGGCACAGAAGGCGTGGGAAGCTAACCCTGCCAATAAAAAGAAAGTTTTTCATGCAAATCCTTCTGACAGCCGTTTTGCTTATACAAAGGCAGAAGAAGAGAACAAAAAAGCGCAGGAAGAAGCGGCAAGGCAGGACTTCTTGAAAAAACGCTCTGACGTATTCAGTGCCGACCGGCAGGCCATGCGCGACTATATCAAGGAGTATGGCACGTTTAACCAGCAGAAACTGGCCATCGCAGAAGAATATGCCGAAAAAATCAAGAAGGCTACAACTGAAGGAGAGCGCAAGAAACTGATAGCCGAGCGCGATTCTGCACAAGGAAAGATAGAAGTAGAAGCTATCAAGCAGAGCATCGACTGGGGCAGTGCCTTCAGCGAGTTCGGTGCCTTGTTCAAGTCAGAATTAGACCCGCTGCTGAGTAAGCTGCGCAGGATAACTGAAAGTAAGGATTTCAAAAGCAGCAGCGTTCAAGACCAGTCAATTGTCTTTGAACTTATACATCGCCTTGAGCAGAGTGCTGCCGCTTGGGACGGTGAGATATTCAAGAAAGTCAGCGATGATATGGTTACCTATCAGGCGGCAATGGAGAAACTGATAGCCGCACAGGAGGAGGAACGTCATGTGTATGAGGAAACGGCCGATAGCCTGAAAGATGCGCGGGAGAAATTAGAACAGGCACAGGCGGAAGGCAACACCGAGGAGATGGCGCGATGGCAGGCAGAGGTAGACCGCCTGACAGCCGAGCAGAATGCTGCAAGTGTGGCAGTTTCTGCATGTGGCAAGGCAGCCAACGAGGCCACCGAAAATCTAAAAGCAAGCGCTGATAGAGCAAAGGGCATGTTCGAGGGCTTGGAAGGTGCGATAAGCGGCCTTACGAGTGGTTCCCTAAAAGGCATAGGTAATGCCTTGATGCGCCTTGATAAGCTTTTTGGCGGGGGTGAGACGACAAAGGCTATCGGCAACGCTCTTGCCAAGGGTGTCCAGACTCTGTTCGGAAAAGACAGCAGCGTCAGCAAGGCTCTCTCTACAGCTCTCGGAAGCACAGGCATGATGGGAGAAGTCATCAGTGCTATGCTTGGTATCTTGGACACTATTGCGCAAAATGGCATCAGCGGTATTGTGACGAACCTTCAGGACACCATCTTAGGTGCCGTGGAGAAGATGCTGGAAGAGGTGTTCAGCGGTAATATCATCATGAAGCCGCTCAGCAATTCTATGCAGCATCTTAATAACATCTTAGATACCGTTACGTTCGGTGGTTTTCATAAGTTGACCAACCTGCTTGGTGATGGTGATAGTGACAAGCACCTCGAGCGCGATCTTGAAAAACTCACCCAGAGCAACGCCGATCTGAAACAGGCATTGGAGAACCTTACCGATGAAATGAACAAGGCGAAAGTAAACGATGCCGGAGGACTTTACGAGCAGCAGAAGAAGAACATAAGGGAACAGGAGCGCAATGCGCAGGAAAAGATGGTGCGCAGTGGCGGTGCGTACACAAAAGGCGATTGGTACAAAGCTTGGACGAATGGCAAGCACAGCTCGAACTACAAGATAGACAAAGGCATGAGCAGCCGTGAGTGGGACGCAATCAGCAAGCTGCTCGGCAAAGAAGTGCGTAGTGCCAGCGATTTTTGGAAGCTGTCGAGCAAGGAGATGTATGAAGTGGCCACGAAACTGACCAGCGAGTATAGTCACTTGAAAGATCTTGCAAATGACGGGTATAAAGATGCTGCGCAGTTCATGGACGATTACATCGGCTATTGGAAGCAGCTGGAGCAGATAGAAAACGCCTATCGTGAGAAGATGACAGGCATCAGCTTTGACTCAGCTCGCGATTCGCTGAAGAGTCTTGTGAAGGACGTTAAGAATGGCAGCCGCGAGGTATTGAAAAGCGTGGACGAGATGTTTCAGGACGCCATCTTGAATTCGTTGATGTCCAATAAATACAGCGAAAAGCTACAGGAGTGGTACAAGGCGTTTGCTGCAGCCATGAAGGACGGCCTGTCCAATGGCGAGGCAAGCAGTCTGCGCGAGATGTACAAGAAGATATTCGATGAAATGAGCAAAGAACGCGACGAAGCCTACAAGTCGGCCGGAATTGACCCTACGGACAGTACGCAGCAGACAGGTAAAAGCGGAGCGTTTGAAACAATGACACATGACCAAGGCACTAAGCTGGAAGGACTCTTTACCAGTGGGCAGCTGCACTGGGCGAGCATGGATTCCTTGCTGGCAAAAATAGCTGAGCGATGGGCAACGGCATCAGACCAATTAGCCCAGTTGGTTGAGAATACAAGTTACTGTAAGCACCTTAAGGATATTTCCGAAGATATCAGGTCGATAAAACGTGATGGATTTAAAATGAGATAGCATTATGGCAAGACACATATTATCAGGTCAGGTTATCGTAAATGGAACTGACATTTGGAAAGTATATAATGCCTTCCTGCGCGAGGAGCAGAAGGGAGGACACGAAAATTTGAATGCACTGCTTGCCCCTGCCAAGGCAAAGGGCAATGTAGCGATAAATATTCGGGAGCAGAACGGCGAGGAATACAGTGCCGACCTTCGGCCAAGAAGCGAGGGACGCGACATAACGTTGCACTTTGCCATAAGTGCCACCTCGACTGCCGAATTTGTCCAACGTTACATCGCCTTCGTGAAATTCTTAAAGTCTGGCGAAAAAGGCTGGCTGACTTTTAAGTTTCCGACGCTGGACTTGGAAATGCGCATGTTCGCAGACCAATTCCCTAACGGTTTCACGGCCATAAGCAACCTGTGGTCGGACGGGCAGCAATGCGGAGCGTTCAAGGTGAAGTTCCGCGAGCCGGTATCCTCGTTTTAACAGTGTTCAATTAGCATTTAAATAGTACGAAAATGATAGAAATATACGGACGGGACAATAATTTGAAATGCCGGATAGAGCCAGCCAACAACAGCCAGCAGGATAAGACCCTCGGTGGCGACAACCTGCTGTCTCTTTCATTCGTGCACTATAGCTTCATGCAGCTTGATGTGAACGACTACTGCGAATTCGAGGGCGAACGTTACTGGCTGCAGGAACGTTACCTACCCACAAAAAAAAGTGATGGCGAATGGAGCTATGACGTGAAGCTCTATGGAATTGAAAGTCTCATCAAGCGGTTGCTGGTATTGAAGAACCCCGATGGCGAGAACGAGGCCGTATTCACGCTTACCGCTCCTGCTGCAGAACATGTACGCCTTATAGTTGGCAGTATCAATGCAGGTATGGGTAACTCGACGAATTGGAAGATGGGAGCTGTCATAGCAACGGAGAACCTAACCATTGATTATAACGGAACATACTGCAACGAGGGATTGCGTCTCGTTGCAGAAGCCGCCAAGACAGAATGGTGGATGGAGGGGCAGACTGTAAACGTCTGCCGTTGTGAGCATGGCGAGGAGCTGACACTGCGCTATCCTGAGAGCATTACGCAACTAGAACGTGATACTGCCGATGGTGCGAAATTTTACACACGGCTTTTTCCCATGGGAAGCTCACGAAATATCGACCGTGCAAAATATGGTTCTGTTCGTCTCCAGCTTCCTGGCGGGCGCAAGTATGTGGATATGAACGTTGATAAATATGGCATCTTCCATCATTACGAGGAAGCCGCCTTTTCGGCTATTTATCCACGCCGCATCGGTACGGTAAGCGAAGTGAGAGAAACTACGGTAAAGGGCAATGATGGCAAGCCGTTCAAGATATACTGGTTCAAGGACAGCGAATTGCCATTCAATCCAAACAAATATGAAATAGGTGGACTTGTAAAACATGTATCTTTCCAAAGCGGCGAGCTTAACGGTCGCGATTTTGAGGTGAACTATCACGTCGATACTCAGGAATTCGAGATTATCACGACATGGCCATACAACGATGATATACAGGTGCCTGGCGGAACCCTTGTCCCAAAGGCAGGCGACAAATATATACTTTGGAACATTCGCATGCCCGATGAATATTACGGTTTGGCCGAGCAGGAGTTTCTCGAGGCTGTCGAAGCTTTCAATGCCAAGCACTGTATTGACACTTCAGTATATAAATGCCCTACGCACCATGTATGGGTGGAACGTAACAACGCACAATTCTATGTTGGCCGAAAAATACGCTTGGAAAGTGAGCAGTATTTTCCTGAAACTGGTTTTCGCAGCAGCCGTATCACACGCATAAGCCGTAGCGTGGCACTGCCAAGTCAGATGGATATTGAAATCAGCGACGCAACAAGCACAGGTGCTATGACACGTATCACTGATAGTATCAATGAAACCAAGAGGTATGCAAGGGAGGCACTTGGGGCATTGCCGGACATTATCCGGAGTGGTGACACAACGCCGCCAACCGATAATAACCTCTTTTCCGCGCGAATGACGCAAAAAAAACATCTGTGTAAGGATAAGCCGGATGCTACGAATTTTCGTGTGGATTTTGGCGACGGTATACAATTTGGTTCTTCGTTCGTGCCGGGAATGGCCGGCAAGGGTGGTCTTATCGATGGCGATGGCAGGGGAGAACTGCAGAGTCTGACGATACGAGAAAGTTTGACCGTTCCACAGCTGCAATACAATCGTGCAGAGGTGACGAGCGGTATCAGATGGGAAACCTTCGGCTGTGGAAGATTTGAGGCCGTTGCGCCGGACATGAACGGCGGCAGCGCATACCTTCATTTGGAAGATGGCGAAATAGGTGCGATTGCTGAAGGTGACTTATGTATGGGGATTTGGCACGATTTTTTCGGTAATGCCACGGAGAATACGGACAATCGGAAAGGAAGTTTTACCTTGGCAGGTTTCAAAACGATTTATTTTGCAATTGAAAGTATCCCTAATCGTGACGATAAAGGCGCGGACAATTCAGATAAACATTATTTTACTTATAAATTAAGGGCCTCGGCGCAAGGGGGTAATGGTGTGCACCCATTTCCTCGTATGGCTTTTGCTGCGAGGGGAAACGTTTTAGACGATTCGCGCCGTGCCTTTCGCTATATAACCCCTGAATATTCATTACGTCTGTCCGGCGTCGATTCGTGGGAGTTTGCAGAACGAAATTATATTGAAATTTCGGGAAAGCTCGACGGTTTTAGCCTCAACGGCAAACATTTCTCAGGCCATGGTACAGTGATGAAGAATATTTACATGTACGGTAGTATCGAGCAGTTCGACAATGCTCCACTGCGTCTTGAAATCTTATCGAGTCGTGGTGAAGTCGTAGGAATAGGATCGGAGACGCAATTAACGGCTAAAGTCTATAAAGGATTTGAAGATGTGACGGCAAAAGTCGAAGACTGGAAGATTACGACGGA